TTCATCAGGTGCAGATTTAGACACGGCTTACAAAAGGGTCGTGATTGATACTACATATTCTTCCTCAACTTTCAAATTTAAAATAGTTAAAATCCCCACTACAGAAGAGGTATTTTTAAAATATCCTGTGATAAAGCAGCAGTTTATCAAAAGCCAAAATAACAAACTTCAAAGCGGTCAAGATTATTTAATCAATCGTCTAATAGATTCTCAAAATGCTACTACTCAATATATAGTAGATTATTTAGTTGGAGAGCCCCTTAACATAGATGCTGTTAGTGGCATTGCCGCTGTTCAATTTGAGGGGTTCCTGCCGTTATTAGAAGCTCGTTTCAGTTGTAATATTTATTTTGATAGGCGACAAAATGCATATAATGCTTTAAATGATATAGCTGCACTATTCAGAGGAATGATTTATTGGTCTTCTGGTTATATGTTTTTATCTAATGACCAAGCTAGAGAAGCGGTAATGTTGTTTACTAACGCTAACGTTCAAGACGGAGTATTTGTTTATTCGGGAAGTGCAGAAACTTCTCGCTCAACTGCAGTGACTGTTCGTTATAATGATGAAACAGATAGTTATAAACCTAAGGTAGAATACTTAGAAGATGAAGCTAGTTTGAGGGAATTTGGCTATAAAGAAAAAGAAGTGATCGGCTTAGGTATTACTTCTCGCGGTCAAGCTCACCGGTTGGCAAAATGGATGCTTTATACTAATCAAACGGAAACTGACACTATTCAATTTACCACAGGGCAAGAAGGAAGCTACTTGCGGCCCGGAGATGTAGTTAAAGTTCAAGATAAATTGCGAACCTCTAAGCGATACGGAGGTCGCCTCAAGGATATCGACCATGCAGCCCGAACGCTCACTTTAGATGAAGGTATTCAGGAAAATATTGTAGGGCAAAAAATTACTGTTTTGACTCCTAAAGCTAATACTCCGGTCCGTGAATTAAACGAAACAGCCGATTCAAGATTACGTATCGCTTTTGATGAGGGCACTCCTAATCAAGGAATGAGTACAGCAGAGTTAGACTCTTCTCGCCAAACCCAGATTAAACAATTTACTATTGCTAGCGTAAGCGAAACAAATGTTATTACTATCTCTGAGACTACGGATGAAGATTTTAATTTAGTTGAAAAGGGTTATATTTGGTCAGTTCAAAATACTGCTAGCACCTACAAGATTGAAGAAATTGAATATAGATTGTTAGCTATCACTGAGCAGAGCTCTAATGCTTATCAGGTCACAGGTATGCTTTATAATCGAAGTAAATTTAAAGCGATAGACGAGTCTAAAAGCATTGAAAATACACAACAATCTAAATCTCAAATGGTGGATATTGGCTCTTTACCTTCTCCTTTATCGGCCTCTGGTACGGCTCCAACGTCTAATTTTGTAGTTGTAGACCCTCAAACAGATAAATTACCTCCATTTGATGCTAAATTTCCTTCTGAGGTGCGAGGAGAGGCTGCTAATAATCCTATGATAAAAAGAAATAAAGAAACTATATTGGATTTTGATTTTACCACTGTGGCGGCAGCCAATGCAGTCACTAAAGATAATACAGGAGGGTATGTAGTGGAAGTAAATAAAGGAGATGGAGAAAAAGTCAGGTTTACCTTGCAAGGTCATGATAACACTAAAGCTACTATTCTTATGGGAGATGAATTTATACAACGAGGAGATGTTTCTATACAAATATACAGATTAGACCCAAGTTTAAAAATGGAATCTACAGGCCTACCCCAGCCTTAAAATAAAATATGCCAACTTTTAAAAAATTCATATCTCAAAGTCCGGAAGATTTCGGCGCAGCTCTGAAGGTCTCTGGCTTTTATGTGGCTAACGAGTCAAAAAATGCGCCTAATAAAGCGCCTTTTCCTTATGATTCTCAAGCTGCGATTTTCACGGGAGGCGAAGGTATCTCTATTGATGATATAAATGATGGCAAGATTAGTGTAAGTAGCGGAGAGTTCTTTATTGATGACCCTATCGTTCGATGGTCTTTAGTAAACCCTGCTAATGGAGAAATTTTCACAGAAGATGCGGTTCAGGCTCTTACGGCTTTTAGTGGATTTGATATAATATTACGCGATGAAACAGGAATGTTTGTAGACATAATTGCTACAGGCTATAAGAAAACCAATATTCCTTTTTCTACTCAGACTTTTGAAAGCGCTTTCACTATGTATGAAAGCCCTTCTGGTAGTGAACCCGCCAATGCAACTTCCAAAAGAAAGTTGCGGTTAGATGTTATTTCTAAAGATTACTATGGGCGCGAAGGGACGGGGGTTTACTTTTTAAGCAGCCCAAGCCCTGATATAACAGGATGCGACGTAGAAATAGGATCGACGGTCTCTTTGAATTTAAAAGGCCCTAAAACTTCCGGGCTTAAAAAGTTAGATATTTACGGCTCCGCTACCACTGGTTTCAACATAACCCCTAAATCAGGATTAGCCACTTCAGATGTTCAATATTCTTTTGATTTAACATCACGAATACAACAATCACTAAATGTAACTATACAGCCCCCTTTAGACTCTGGCTATTTTTACGCTGCAGTTTTAACAGACAACTTTGGCACAGGTAAACCTTATTATTATCCTTCGTCTGTTAGACCTTTTTCAGTAGACCCATTACTTACAAACATTCAAACTAGTGGTTTTGAAGGGAGGGTTATTGCGAGTCGTGACACTTTCAGTAAAGTAGTAGTTCCTCAAGTTGTAGGTAAATTTTATAAAGATTTAGGTTCCGCAGAGTATGAAATTAAAGCTCTTGCAAGTGGTGATAATTTCAGCCAAAGTGCTTATTTTAATATAGGTACGCCTACAGCAAAAGGTATCGATACTTTTATTCACGGAACGGGTACCGGCCGTTTAGACAAAAGATTTTTTGATGTAAATACCACATTACAAGATTACGCCTATAGTGGTAGCGCAGGTGTTCCTATTTTTTCCACATATCAAACTACAGGTGTCCAGTGGTTGGACCATACTATTATTTTAGATAGTTATGAGTCAATGCCTATAGGGTATGCAACTGGCCAAGCTTCGGTTTATGAAGTAGCTATAGCTGCAGGTAATAGTGTAAGCGATAAAATATATTGGGGCGGAGCATATGATAGCGGCAGGGCAGAATTTGTTTTTTATCCTAGTGGAGGCCTTATTGAAGGAAATGTTTTTTCAGGAACTTATTTAAGCGAGCCTACGGGTGGATCTTTTGATTATGGGCCAAGTGGACCGCAGGGAGTAGATCAAGGAACCGGTAATTTAATTACAGGTTTAACTGGTGCTTTAGTTGCAACTAACTATTCTGGATTAATTATTCCTGAATATGAACCTCATTTTTCTTACGCTGTAGATAATTTTTGTGATTATGAGTTCAGCGTACGGACCATCACTCCTAATGGAGATTCTCCTTTTGGAGATGCGCTTAAGTTTTTGTCGGGAGACATAGTCGGAGGGATGACCGGAGCCGGCTATTATACCGGTTTGTTTGATGGCTCTACAGCTAGCGGTGTTGCTGTTTACAATGAAGATGCAGACATTCTAAATATTAGCGAACAAGTCTTAGTAAGCGATATTGAAGGTTTGAGCGTTAAAACTCTTTTGGCCGCAACTACAGAAACAGGATATTTAGTTGTAGATAGTAATAATTTAGTTAAAGCTCAGGCTGGGGGTTCAGGTCCTGCTGGACCTACAGGGCCGCAAGGTGTGCAAGGAGCAGATGGAGCTACTGGTCCTACTGGTGCTCAAGGAGCTGCTGGCCCTACAGGAGCTCAAGGAGTTCAAGGAGCTACGGGAGCCACTGGACCTCAAGGTATTCAAGGCGCAGATGGCGCAACTGGTGCTCAAGGAGCCGCTGGCCCTACAGGAGCTCAAGGAGTACAAGGGTCTACGGGAGCCACGGGACCTCAAGGTATTCAAGGCGCAGATGGAGCAACTGGTGCTCAAGG